TGATGTCCTTCAGTCGCTCGTCGGAAATGCCGGTCCAAGAAACCGCGCTGGTTCCATTCAAGTAAACACCGAATGAACCGGATGCGCTGATGATGAAGTTGTTCGGGTCAGCATAAGGCCCAACTGCCCATTTTGTCGTTCCCGCATCAGTCGAAAGAGTGAGTCTGGTTGCCCAAGCCGAAAGCGCACTCGTCGTCCCCACCAACAGATTCCCGCTCGCGTCGATTCGCATCATCTCCGTCGATCCAAACTTGAAAATCAGCGGATTGACGAAGGTGGCAGATCGCGGAACAGACAAATTCCAATTCCCACCGTAAGCCGAAAGCGTCAAAGCAGAAGACGCAGCGGGGTCATTGGCTTGGTTATCGACATAAATGGTTGTCTGTGACGCTTGGCTGTCGCCAATATGCAGCTTGTAGGAAGGACTCGCACCAATCCCCAGCCCCGTGGAGTTCAGGGTCATGGCGGTGCCAGCGACGCCTCCAACTTCGGACCAAGTGGCAACACCATCAGCGGCAATGCGATATCGCTCGGTCAAAGATCCAGAACCTGATCTGGTGAGGAACGCAATATTTCCGCTATCGTTCAAAGACGGATTTCCAATGCGATCGATTGCGGCGTTAGTTATGCCGTTTGCATTAACAAACGATAAACGAGTGTTTATGGTTCCGCTGCTTGTGTAGTCAATGTCATACAAGCTAGATGCAGCATTTGTGATTGTTGATGTTTGCGCACCAGACCCAACACCAACAGTCAGTCTACCGTATGCGCTCGTAGTTCCAACAAGCACCCGATTGTTCGTCGAATCAACCTTCAGCGTCGAGGTGTCCACCGTCAGATCGCCGGTGATGGTGGCACTGGCGAGGGTGGCGGATGGCGAACAAGCCAACAGGTTGTTGATGCTGATTCGCTTGGTGTTACCTGAAGCCGGTGGAGTTGCTGACACATCCACAATCGGGATCATGTCATTTGCCGGATCGGCTGTTGTGAGGTTGTCTAGTGCTGTGATCTTTGAGTCTGCCATATCAGTAAACGGTTAAGATGAATTTTCCGAGGTCTTCTTGTAAAAGGAAACTGATTCCATCCTCCAGCACGATGCTGTCGAATGTGCCAAACGAAATAACCAGCTTGCTCACGCCGTCCTCTTGCAGGAGGAAGGTTTCGTCCTCTTGGAGAACATCCCTCCGCATAATCGGAGGCTCAGGCATGACCGCATTCAGCGGTCGTGTCCTGTTGATGGATGTTCCGATTGAGATCATTAGCTGCGCGCTAGGAAAGCCACAACGCTACCGGAGGAGATCTGGAATCCAGTAATCTCACCGGGAAGAGGTTGTCCCGCTGGAATGGTTTTCGACGACCAAGTGCCGCTGATATTAGTGCCAGTGATCGACGTGAAAACGGTTGGCTCGATAGGAACCAATGCAGACCAGTTGCCGGTCTGAGCGGCGGTTGACGTGACAAGCTGGAATCCCTGTCTTCCCATGCTGTACTCGGTTGCGATGTCTGCTTGAACGGCCATTTTGTTTTTCGGTTAGAGGGGAGGCCACCGGAACTTTCCAGCAGCCTCCCCAATTTGAACGGTTAACCTTTGCGAACTTTCGGTGCCAGGGCTCCCTGTATCCACAGGATGAGCTTGCCTCCTTCGGGAACGGTCGCGGTGTTGAAGCCGTCGCGCTGGAGCGTCGCGTCGACTTCGGGACCAGAAACGAGCTTGGTTTTGCCGTTCTTGTCCACCGAGATGGTTGTGGCGATTCTCATGGGTCAGCCGATTAGGAGGTGATCAGAACCTCGGCCTGCGTGGTATCCGCGGCGGCCGCACCGAACATGATGTCGTAGGACGCCATGTGAGCGCGGGTGGCGCGGCTGTACCAGACCGACAACAGCACGGAGAGGCCGTTGGACAGCTCGACCGTGCGCTGCTCCAAGAACTCACCGGCGATCATTCCGACCGGGAGGCCCGAGGCCACCGCGATGGCGTCCTGGCCGCAGACGAAGCCGGCGGTGTTGGCGATGGCGCCGGTCCAGTCGTTCTGCTCCAGGATGTTGGCGAATCCGAAATAGCCGTTGTTCAACGGGCCGTAGCGGCTGTCCGGGAACGGGTTGGTGCCGGCGGAAGCAGTCAACTGGCCGGAGAACATCAGGCGAGCCAGGTGGCCACCGTCGAGCAACAGCAGCTTCTGGCGGTAGTTCTTAGCCAAGGCCAGGATCGCCGGAAGGTCGGAGCTGTCGAAGTTAGCGGCCGTGCCGATGGTCGTGCCGGCGCCGTAGTTACCGGAGGTCATCACCGCGGTGACCTTCTTGGAGATACCAAGGGCGAAGATCTCAGCAGAGCCCTGGGACAGGTCCGAGAGGGCGAAGCCCTGGTTCAACTCCTGCTGGGTGACCGTGAAGGTCTTGGTGATCTGGTTCACCGTCACCGAGGTGGCGGCCAGGGTGCTCTGGTTGGCGGCGCCGTCCTCGAAGTTGGTGGCGTTGTCGACGGTGGCGTCACCAGTCGTGAACTTCTTAACCTGCACCGTCGCTCGCGGCCTCAAATTGTCCAAACCGACGTTGCGGGTGAAGTTGCTGATCATGGCCAGCTTGGCAGTGGCCACGGTGATCACGGCGTCGGCGAGGTAGTCGACAACCAAGCCAGAAGCGAAGGTGTTCGCGTTCTGGGGGGCGATCAGCGCCGACTGGCGGAGCAGTTCGCTGTGGTTCTCAACCAGGAAGCGCTGGCGCTCGGCACCGGCGCGGAGGCTCTTGTGCTTCTCCAGGAGCGGGTTGCCGAGATTCTGGATCACCGGCCGGAGGGGCTCGGGAGCAGGGGCGGCGGTGATGCCCTTGGCGCTGATGGCAGCGGCAACGGCCTTGGCCACGATGGCGTCGATGTCGAGGGCGGACGGCGCACTAGGAGCGGCCGCCACCACGGTGTTTGTATCAGTCATGTTGTGTGGTGTCTGCTGTGATGTCGGCGCGGTTGTCGCGCCATCGGCGGCAGCGTCGGTGCTGCCGGTCGAAAGTTTGTCATCCGGAGATTCATCCGGGGTCTCGCCCTCCTCGATTTCGAGCTGGGCATAAAGCGCTTGGAACCAATCACGGCCTGCGGCGCCGCCCCAGAGGTTAGCGGAGACATCGGCCGGGGTGTTGGGCTCGGCATCCAGGAAGCGCTCGTTGCGAGCCCACCAGGCGTTGGCCTTCTGGATCTTGGCCTCGTTGGGGGCCTCACCGGCCACCAGGGCCTCGGCCTCCAGAACGGTCTCTTTCTCCAGGCCTTCACCGGCCAGGCCTTGGGCGTACTGCTCCAGGCCGCGGCGAAGGTTGTTTTTAACGGTCTCCGGGGCGGTCTTGGTGACAGCCCGGGGGTGCCAGCAGGCGGCGATGGCCATCTGCTCCTCGGTCATCTTGTCGGCCAGGCCGAACTGGATGGCCTGCTGGGCAGTGAACCAGGTCTCCTCCTTCATGGCCGCGCGGATCTGGGCAGTGGGACGGCCGGTCACCTTGGAGTAAATACCGGCCAGCACCTCGGCGTGCTGATCCAAGGCATCGGCCATCTTCCGCATTTCCTCCGAGGTGCCTGCCACCATTCCGGAGGGGTCGTGAATCATGAACAGGGCGGCGTCGGCGATCTCAACGGTGTCGCCGGCCAGGGCGATGATCGAAGCAATCGAGGCAGCAATACCGACCACCCGGGTGGTGACGGGCGCCTGCCGGCCTCGCAGCATATTGTAGATGGCCAGGCCATCCCAGACGTTGCCGCCGGGGCTGTTGATCTCGATCACCAGAGGGCCTTGGCCGACGTCCTGCAGGGCCTGGCTGAAGGCCTTGGCCGAAATACCGGAGCCACCGAACCAGTCCTCACCGATCTGATCGAAGATCTGAAGGGTGGCCGGCTCCGAGGCCGAGGCCCGGGGCTGGTAGGAAAGCCAGTTGTTGATCTTGGTCATTCTGATTTCTTGGATCTGGGTTTCCGTTTCTTGGCCACTGCAACCACCTCCTGGGGAGGCTCAGACGGGATGGCCTCGGGCATAGTCTCAGAAGGCGCCTGCTCGATGGCCATCTCGGCCGGCTCGGGTGCGATAGCCTGCTTCTGGGCTGTCGAGATCTCGGAGACATCGAGGCCGTACTTGGTGGCCAGGTCTTGGATGTACCGGGCCTGCTGCGCCTTGGCCTCCAGGGCAGATCGCCAGTCGATGCCTCGGGCGCCGTAAATCTCGTCGTACGTTGTGACGCCGGCACCAAGTTCTGCAAGCTGTGCGGCAGAGTTGCGGCCGACGTCGACGTTAGGCGAGCGGGGCGCCTGGATGGCCACCTCGTACCAGTCGTCGGGAGAATCGCGGAGGCTGGGGTCGGTGCGGATGGCGTATTCCATCACATATTCCCAGATCCTACGGGCGGCCGAGGCCATCACCTGATGACGGCTCCGGAACCACACTGAAGACATATCCAGGGCGCCGCGGTAGACCGTGCCCTGCATTCCCTCTGGGAACACCAGGACGTAGGGGATGCCGACGCCGGCGCACACCTTCTCAGTCAGGCTGCGCCAGTATTCGCGCATGTTGACGTTGGGGCGGTCGGCCTGGAACTGCTCGAACTCGTCCCCGGACTTCAGGACTTTGACCGTCGAGCCGAACACGTTCTCGTAGTACGTCTGGGCAGTGCCTTGGCTACCAACCACACCGGAGCGGAGGCTGCTGGCCTGCACCTCCCCGGAGCTGGTCTTGATCACCTGGGCCACGCTGGAGGCCAGCTTGCAGGATTCCATCTCCAGCTTCTGGAGGTCGTCCAAGTCGTGCAGGTCGTTAATGACGCACGCCACGAAGGGCAGGCCGCGGAGCTGGCCGGCACGCTGGGCCTCGTAGATGTGGACGATGGAGTCGGAAGATATCGACCGGACTTCG